TGGTAGACGGAATTGATCGAGATGTTTGGTGGGATATTTGTTTTAATCTTAGAAATGTATCGTTTACCACTTATCTTAATGAGGTGCTTCTTTCAGTGCCTGAGTTTAGTATGTTAGTTGAAGAAAACCTTGAAGATTGGGATATAGACAGCAACCAAACAAAAGACTTTTTAACCGAGGTTTATAATACTATAGATGCCTTTGAAGGGTTCGTTATATTTAGAAGATCATGAATAAATTATTACTATTACTCACATTACTACTCTTTACCAGTTGCAACCATCTAACCGACCAACCAACCGACACTTGCCCATCCGATGAAGGCTTTAGCTGTCCGATTGACGGGAGCCCTTGTCCTTTTTGCGGAACCAACCAATAAAACCAACCAATAGAAAACCGATACAATGAGATTTATAGACAATAATACAATATCAATTGAATGGAATATCGACGATGTATTTCACAGCTGTGATAATATAAAGACTAAAGACCAAGCTCGCTCAGTGTTAAACTATGTACTAGAGAATCATGACGCTAACTGGGGCGTATCATGGGATACATTACAAATGGCTGCTGATCTGCTTTATCCTAATGAATAAACAAGTCTGCAAACATTGCGGTCTAACCTTGCAAGGCACGGAAAGAGAAGGCGAGGATATATGCGTATCGTGCTTAACCGACCTTTGCTTTAAACCCGGCTACTCGATCATCGAAGGCATGATACGGCAAGCCACCGACAATCCTATTAATAAACCTAATACCAATGATACAACCGAGAAAACTAGAAATAAACCAGATCAAGACAGCAGTAAGTAAAGTCTTTGATACCACGCCTGAGCTGATCGACAGCGGTACACGATACCAGCCGCATGCCCTTGCCCGTCAGATATGTTACTACTACGCCATGACGGGGCGATCTTACGTGTCCGTAGCTGAGAAATTTAACAAGCACCACGGATCGATCATGCACGGAGTCAAAAAGATACGAAGCCTTTGCGATGACGATTGGCAAATCAAAGCGTACCTAACCGAAGTTGAAAAGGAGTTGTCAGCACAATGAGCATTACGACAGCGTTAACCATTATCATTCTATTCTTAATCCTTATCAGCTTTTTATATGAAGACTAAAGAAACCATATTAGAACCTGAGATTATGATCGAAGAACTACAATTCCATATTTTACACAACGAGATGAACGGAGAACTTGACCCTGATAGTCGTTGGTTTCCTTTACATCTACAACTTCAGAAGCTCCTTGACAAGCTGAACAACGAACGCCATGACTTGTACGTGTCCGTAACTGCGGACGAAACCAAAACCAAATAACCAAAAAAAAACTAACTATGAAAATAATCGAAAGTAAATCAAACCCATATGTAATAATCGAACCATCAGAAGCACAGGCTATTCTTGATAACCGACGTAAAAACAGACCAGTAAAAACAAACATAGTAAAGAGGTACGCTAAAGCTATGGTCGAAGGTAAGTGGAAACCTAACACAACGCTTCACTTTCTTGGCGACCAACTAGAAGACGGACAGCATCGTATGTTAGCTTGTGTTATGGCAGGTGTTCCGTTCGAAGGTTTTGTTCATAAACACAACGATACTGATATGTTTGCAACCCATGATGCAGGTTCTAAACGAAGCTGTGCGGATGTGTTAGCAATCGAAGACAAAGCATACACAGCACAACTTGCATCTACATTAAATGTCCTTGAAGCTTATGAAAGCGGTTTGTTGAAGAACAGACGCGGAGGTATACCTAGACAAGTGCAACCTTACGAAGTTATGGATGTACTGGAAAAGTACCCTGACATTGAATATTCAGTCAATCTAATAGGGAAAGCTAAGAGTTATTTTAAAGCACCGATTGCAGGTTGTTCCGTACTTCATTACTTTTTACGTAAACGTGAAAGACGTTTTGGAGATTATGAACACGCTGAGTCGCCTCTTGCAAATAAGTTTGTTGTTGAGCACTTGTTTAAAGGACACGGTTTGTATGAAGGTCACCCTGCTGACACTTTGCGAAGACATATTACCAAGTGTAACCAATTAAAAGTTGTCGGTGTGGATCGGATGCCTCAAGGTGATATGATATACGCAGGACTTGTTGCTTGGAATAGGTGGATAAAAGGAGAAAAGTTATTACGTGTCGTTATCCCTGAAGTTAAGAACTTTCCTAAAATTCTACTTTAATGGACTACGATAGCTGGCTAACCGAGTTCCTTGACTACGAGGACGACGACGGACTAACCGACGAAGAACGAGAAGAGTTAAAAGATTTGTATGATGCGTGGGTAATAGATCAATACGAACAAAACAAACTAGACTGATGGACGAAACGGACGGACACGAGGACGAGATCGAAGACATAGAAATAGACGAGTCGTTGGCGAAGCAAGTAGCGAACGGACTTGATTACTTTTGGTCACAGAATGAGTTGTGTTATGATGAGAACCTGAAGGTTGTCCGAAGTGATCGACCTCGTGTCCGTCCTAAATATTCCTACGATTATATTAAGAGAGATAAGAAAGATGTCGAAGGCAATTGAGTTTGAAATGAAACGATGGGGACGAGCTACCTATCGCCAGTTCCAACAATTCTATAAAGAAAGTGACCGTGGTAGTGAGATGGACAGCAGTAAGCGTATCCTTAGTAAGCTTGCACCGCAGTTAGCACCACCGATTGAAGACTTCTTTAACCGATTTGCTAGTGATGACAGCCCATCGATGCCGATATGGCTTTGTTATATCGCAGATTTCCACCCACAAATGGTGGCACAGATAGCGTTGAAGACGGTGCTTGATAAGATGTACGCACAAGACCGACACTTTTCTCGGTTGGCATTGGAAATAGGCAAAGCGTTTGAAGAAGTAGCACGACAACGAGTAGCTGAACAGACCGTGCCAAAGAATAAGATGTTTGGTGTCCGTGGTAAGAAGTCAAAGCGATCTAAGATGCAAAGGTTCTACACGGTTGAGAAGAATAACCGACGGTTTACGTGTTGGGAGAAACGATTGAAGGTATCATTAGGTGCGTGGTTGTTAGGGGAGATAAAGACACACACGGGACTGATAGAATTTAAGATGGAACGATTTGGTAAGAAGCAACGCAAGGACGTTGTGTTATCAGGTGAGTTTACTGACTGGGTACGACGGTTTGATACTTGGAAAGAGATGCTTGATCCAATGCGTATGGCGTTACCACATAAACCGAAAGACTGGGTAGATTATTACAGCGGAGGGTATGAGTCGTTCGACGATCCGTTTGTAATGAACCGACCAAGCAAAACAAACTATACTTTCTTTAGTATCAATACTATATACACTGCTTGCAACAACGTACAACGAGTACCTTGGATGATCAACAAGAAGATACTAGACATAGCTCAGAAGTGTTGGGAGTTGGAACGAGTCTTTGACTTTCATGAAGTACCACTTCAACCGTACCTTGAGAACGGAGACGAACGACCCGAAGAGCTGCGACAATGGAAGTTTAAACAAGACAAGATTCGTCGCATGAACGAGTCCAACCGTAGTAAAAGATTACAACACGCCAAGGTCATGCACTTGGCTAAGAAGTACAGCGAATGGGACGAGGTATACTTTCCGGCTCGTATTGATTATCGTGGTCGTGTTTATTATATGCCCGCTTATCTACACCCACAAGGCACTGATCTAGCTAGAGCTTTGTTGCAATTCGCTGATGGTCAACAAGTTACAGATGAAGAGGACGCTGAAAGACTACTGGTTCACGGAGCTAATGCTTGGGGTATCAAGGGTTCACTGATGGAACGAGTAGCGTGGGTAGGTGAGCACAAGAACGACATACTAGAATGTGCATCCGATCCAATGACGAATGACTGGTGGATGGAGGCGAGTGAACCGTTTGGATTTCTTGCGTTTTGTCTTGAGTATCAACAGTTTACGAAAGAAGGATACGGATACGTGTCACACTTTCCAGTTCGTATGGACTGTAGTAACAACGGTATGCAAATATTACACTTGTTATTACGGGACACCCGTCACGCCAAGCACTGCAACCTAGTACCTGACCAACCAGTAGGAGATATGTATCAGTACATTGCTGATCTTGTATACGAACGGTTGAAGGAGCAGTCAAAGGAGAGTTATGTGGCATCTGAATGGTTCAAGTACGGAGTCACGAGAGCTATGGCAAAAGCTGCGGTAATGAACAAACCATACGGACAGTCGTACTACCACGTCATGTCTAGGTTTCTTACTATCATAGGAGACAACCATCCGTTTCAAGTGGGTGAGGAGATTGACGCTATTAACTACCTGACCGAACAGTTTAACACAGTGGCAAGACAGGAACTGGAGAGTGTTGTCCGTATCCAAAAGTTTTTACGTGGTTGTGCGGATGCTGTAGGTAATCAGGTGTTTGAATGGACGACACCGAGTGGATTTAAAGTGGTACAAGGACTGACAAAAACAAAACGTTTAGATTGTCGTACTATCGTAGGCAACGTGTCCACAATGGTACACCTTTACGATGACATTGATGAGATCGATCCGAAGCAACAACGACGAAGTGTCACTGCTAACTTTATACACGGCATAGACGCAGCTGTTGTCCACCGATTAGCGTACGATATGCCGTACGCAATGGGCTTTGTTCACGATTGCTTCATCTGTCACGCAGCTAACGCACGAAAAGTACACCAAGATGTACGAAAAACATACAAGAATTTCTTTTCAATTGACTTACTAGCCGAGTTCAGATGTGAGTTATTGAATCAACACCCGACAGCGAAACTGCCCGAACTGCCTGAACTTGGAGACTTAGATGTCACCGCAATAGATCGAGCCATGTATCTGCTGTCATAACACCGATAAATAAACAATGAGTATACAAGCAAGAAAGAAACACGATGTAATAAAAGTAAAGGGTACAGCTAAATACTGCCACCTGAACGAACCGAACAAGAGGTTTGAGCCTGAGTTTGGTACGTACAGTTGCGATCTAGTTATAGATAAAGACCAAGCTGATATGTTAAAGAGCACGATACGTCCGCTGTACGAAGAGGAGTTGAAGACCGTGCAAGAACAGAATGCTGGTAAGAAGATTGAACAGAAAGAGTTCCCGATCAAAGAAGAAGACGGAGCGTTTGTTGTTAAGTCTAAATTGAAAGCAGGAGGCAGACGCAAAGACGGTAGTGTTTACACCCTATCAATTGCGTTGTTTGATTCCAAAGGTCAACCGTTGCCGGAAGATGTTAAAGTATGGGGAGGTAGTAAAGTTAACATGGCATTTCGTCCTAGGTTTTGGTACACACCGATGGCAGGGTTTGGTGTATCGTTTGAGTTGCAAGCTGTTCAAGTAATAGAGTTACAGAACGGTGGAGTATCTGGCGTAGCAGCTGACGCTTTCGGATTCACTACTGAAGAAGAAGGATATGTTAATGGCGGGGAAAACTTAGACACTACATTCGATGCGGAAGAAACGGACGAAACCGAAGTCACAGCGAACTTCTAATAATCGTTATCGTTCCGGATTTGAATCTAAATTAGCACACCAACTGAAACGTAGTGGCGTTGAGTTCAAGTACGAGACGTTAACTATTGAGTATCAGAAGGTTAGCACATACACTCCCGACTTCATACTTCCTAACGGCATCATTGTTGAGGCCAAGGGAGTGTGGACGGTGGAGGACAGGACAAAGCACTTGTTAGTACGCAAGCAACACCCGCACTTAGATATACGCATGGTGTTTCAGCGAGCGAGTAACAAGATTAACAAGAAGTCTAAGACAACGTATGCAATGTGGTGCGAAAAGAAGGGAATTAAATATGCAGATAAAGTTATACCAAAGTCATGGCTTTCACAAAAACGCATGAACCATGCACAGAGTGCGGGAGTAGTGACGCTCTCTCCACCAACGACGACGGAAGCACCTATTGTTTCAGTTGCAACAGTTATAGTGGAGGACGAGGAAAGACCATGAGTGAACCAACACCGAGAGAGTTCCTTACTGGCGAACCCAAAGCTATACCAAGACGCAACCTGACAGTGGAGACGTGTCGTAAGTGGGGCTATTGGGTTGGTCGTTTGAACGGTGAGGATGTACAGATAGCTAACTATAAAACACGAGACGGGAAACCTGTTGCTCAGAAGATACGATATGCTAACAAGAACTTCAGTGTTCGTGGTGAGTTAGTCGGTCTGTACGGTCAGCACCTGTGGAAAGAAGGAGGACGTCGTGTTGTTGTAGTCGAAGGAGAGATTGATGCGTTGAGTGCGTCACAGGCTATGGATAATAGATGGCCAGTAGTCAGCGTACCGAACGGAGCAAGTGCTGCAAAGAAGCACGTGGCACAAGCTATCGATTGGTTGGAACGGTTCGAGAAAGTGGTGTTCTGTTTTGATATGGATGATGTTGGACGTAAGGGGGCAGCTGAATGTGCAGCACTCCTGACACCCGGCAAAGCACACATCGCAGAGCTACCACTGAAAGACCCGTCTGATATGTTAACAGGTGGCAAGTCGAAAGAGTTAGTCAGTTGTTTATATGAAGCAAGAGAGTACAGACCTGACGGAATCGTAAACGGTAAAGACTTGTGGGAGTTGGTAAGTAATACTGACGAACACAAAGCAGTACCGTATCCATACTATAGTTTAAACGAGTTAACCCACGGCATGAGACTAGGTGAATTAGTTACAGTGTGCGCGGGTAGTGGAATAGGAAAGTCTCTGTTCTGTCGTGAGATAGCTCATCATCTACTAGGTCTTGGCGAGACGGTAGGTTATATAGCACTGGAGGAATCCGTCAGGCGTACTGCTCTTGGTATCATGGGTATCCATCTGAACAAACCATTACACCTTGAAGAGGAACAACTGGACACGGAAGCGTTACGTCCTGCGTTTGAAGAGACAGTGGGTAACGGAATGTTCTACACATACGATCACTTCGGCAGCATGGACAGTGACAACTTGCTGGGTAAGATACGATACCTGATAAAAGGATTCGATTGTAAATGGATATTCCTAGATCACCTATCGATTGTTGTCAGTGGTATAGCAGGAGATGACGAACGACGATTGA